TTATTGATTATTTTCTATATTCTCTGTTAGTTTTTTAGTCCGGCTTTCGATTAATGGAAGACAACTAAAATCAGGGAATAAATTTTTCACATCTTCAGGAGCAGCAATTGCTGGTTGAATTTCTGTACCTTTAAGAATTAGTTCTGATATGTTCAATATAGAGTTTTTGATTCTTTCTAACTGTTCGTGATCCTCTTTGTTAAAATGTTCTTGCTGAATAAGTTTAGCTTCTTGTGTTACTACTATATCTATTTGAGCTTTATTTAATCGTTTTAATTCCTCTAACATTTCATTTCTTGCAGAAGCATTTCTATAAACTTCATAAGCGCTTCTACACTCTATTGTCTTTTTTGCCACAACTGCTCCTGCCCAAGCTAAACCTGTAAAAAGTAATAATGCCGTACCAACTTTTATTACACACCAAAATGAACCATGATCAAACTGTACAATTTCAATTTTACCTCCTTCATATTCAGAGATGACAGAAGAAAAAGCAAGTCGCAATTCATTCGCCACTTTATTAAGCACGTCAAAGTTGTTTATTTTAGGAAGTTTGATATTTACAGTTTCATCATCTTGCTCAACAGGTAAAAATTCATTTATCCAATAATGAAGCAGTTTTACCAAATAACTAATCTTTACTATATAATCACCTATGTAATTAGAAGAAGGATAAGTCAAACTATCTGTATTAACTGCATTAACGATATCATCATAAAATTTGAAATCTTCTCTCCGAACAAATCCAGCCTTCGATAATTGCAGTAAAACAATCCTAAATTTTTGAACACCATATATCTTAGAATTTCCTCCTCCAATTTCAGATACTTTGAAATCCAAATTATCAAATGCGATATTAATACATTGTTTTATATCTATTAGTCTCATACTTTCAATATTATTATTTAAACAACCCCAACGCCGTAGCAATATTACCTGCGATCGCAGTTATTGTACTTACTGTTTCCAATCTTGATGGCTCAATATCTTTCGACAACTTCAAAAGCTCTAAATTCAACTTTTCAAGATTAGCTCGGAGAAGTTCTTCCTGAGCAGTGAAACCTCCATGATTAAAGAAGTCATATATTTCTGCATTTAAAGAAACACAACTATAACCCTTAGAACTTTGGTATGAAATAAGACTGAACCTTTCAAAATATTCTAATATCATATTAGCAATATCAAACCGTATACCTGTTTGTTCATACAGATCATGAAAGTCAATATCAAAGTCTATTTGTTCTTGAGCTATCAAATAGCCTAGAAGCTTATCCTTTATTGCTGGAGTTATCATTATTTTTTTTCAATTTTTCAAACAATTCTATTCTTTGCTTCTCTATTGGACTTATACGATATTCAAAATCTTTATATAAAGGATTTTTCTTCAGTTCATCAATCGCATTTTCAATTTGAGTATTTTTTTGTTCTACATTTTCATTCAATCCTTTTCCTGCTTGTATCTTCTGAATAATTGCATTAAGATTATTATAGCAATCTTCTATTGCATTATGATTATTAGAATCATATGCAGAATCTAAAGCACTAATAAAATCCCGATAAGCAGACAAAGGGCGTTCTGTGACATTGGCTAAACCTTGGATATAGTTAATAGCACAATCTATAACAATCATTTTTCTATGCATATTTTCTTCCACATTTTGCATATCATCCTTCATCTTTCTAGTTTCTATAGAATTGTAAATCTGAGCACCTACTACAAGAGTTGTAGAAGCGCCAATAAATGAAGCTATAATACCAATAAAAGTATCATTAGATATTGTGACATCTATGCGCAGAAATGTTATTATTAATGCTATAACAGAAATCAATAACGCTAATAATGAAACCCAATTATTTTTCATCTTTAGTTAATCGATTACGATTATAAAAATTAGAATACTTTTGATCATCAAGCTTTACTTCCAAATCGCCGTAACTACCTATTCCTTCTACTACTCCATGATATGGAACTCCATATATACTTTCAATATAGACTTTATCGCCTTTATCAATTTCTTTGTTATCTTTCATAATCTACAATTTATATTAGTTATCATTTTCTTTACTTACAGGTAAAGACATTACATACTTCAAAAGTTCTGTTTTCTTTTCTGACGTACAATCTGATATTATTTGGAGATATACATCGATGTCTTCCTTACTTATTGGAGATACATATAACTTTTCTGATTTTATGCCCAAAATATAACTCACAAGCCCATCTATAGGAGTTTTATCAGATGCCGTATTCTACAATTTTAAGGATTCACATAAAAGCTTTGAACTATCAAGTAAAATCTATTGTCCAGAATCAGCATTAAAACTCCCAGAGCTACTTGTCTCTCTTCAAGTATCTTCAAGTATCTTCAAAATCTTCATACGTATGAAATATAGAATCTGCTAATCTTGTTCCTGTAGACACTAATTTCGCTAAAACCCGTAATTGTTCATTACATGATTTACTTTTTGTTGGATGAGGATAATTAATGTAATGGCTAATTTCTCCCCATGCTTCCTCAAAAAGTGTTCTTACTTGTATTTCGCAACAAATAGGATTTTTATTCTGATTATTAGGTTTAACTACATAATGAACACTAGTATAATATGTTGGTTTAATTTCAGGTATAATATTCAAATCCTCATATATTTTTTGACTTTCTGGATCCCAAGAATAAGCCTTAGGAGGTTCTACAAAAGCCCAATTCCCTTGTGCTACATTTTCTTCAATAGACTGATGTATTGGAAGAAATTGATCTTGATATATATGTAAAACTCGAATACCTGCAAAATCAGTTATTTCATGAAATAAATTATCTTTTGTAATATGAATACCTTCCTTCTCTTTACGTTTTATTTTATCTTCTAAATGAGATGGATCTTTCATTCTTGTTTTTAACGAATGAATAATTGGAAATGTTGAATTATTTAACTTGGGATTCTTCTGAAAAAAAGTAAGCACACTTGCCAAAAATTGTTCGTATTCAAACTTCCTATTTAAATACGATTCTTTCAGTTCGAAAAAATTATCCATAATTTATTGATCCAATGTTCGAATTCTTTCAAGAAATGACTTAGCAAACTCTTCATACTTTTCTTTAGTTGAAGTATACATTTTTATATTGCCTCTAATTGTTCCACGATCAATCGATTCTAGATTATCCAAATCTGGAATCTCCCATATTGGATGTTTATATTTTTGAGCCATATTAGGTTGTGTATTATGGGAGTGCATCACTGCCATTCCTCCAATTGGGTTGTGTACCATATCAGAAGATAAATGTTCTCTTACATCTTCACTTATAAAGGTTTCAATAGTCTCTGGTATTTGCTGAGCATAATTGTAATGAGCTCGTGCTAAATCCCAATCTGTTTGCCCTGTATATTTTTTTGCGTTATATATTGTATAACCTAAAAAACGAACAAACTTAGGAGGAAACTTTTTTCTTTTATCATCTGATATCAATGTGTATATCGTACTAAATTCTTTTTTCCATTGCTTTAATGAATTTCCTATATTTCTAATTCCATATAATGAAAACATATCAGGTAAAGCAGGTATTAAAAATCCATCAACTGTAGATATTATCAACTTATTTAATGCACCTAAACTTGGCGAAGTATCAATTATTACAAAATCATAATGAAAGCGAACACCATATTCTTCTGCTATCGTTCTTATATTTGTAAGTGTCCTTATAGCAAGAGGATCTCCCATGTATGCGCCACTCCACCTTTCTGCTATTTTAGCTTCATACTGATGAACTGTTAATCTTCCAGGAATTAGATCTAAATTATTCTTTATATGTATAGGGCTAGGAATTTCTATAGTTTCACTAATTCCATCCTCTGTGGGTTTTAATAAAAAATGAATTGTTTTAGGTTTATGAATAAATTTTTCAAACTTTCCTGCACTATATTTCCTTTTTGTAGAGTCGAAATCATCTATAAATGGATCTTCTTCACGCCAAATTTCATGTAAATACTCTTCCTCCATTCCACAAATTGTCAAATTACATTGAGGATCTAAGTCAATCATCAATATATTATATCCCATTTCAGCCAAAATGTGTGATAAATGAAATGCGAGTGTTGATTTACCAACACCTCCTTTATTGTTAAAAAGTGATATTATTTTCATCGTATACAATTTAATCTTTATCAAAATTCCCATATATAGCTGAAAGAAAATCTTGTTCATTTTCCAAATTAGCTATTTTACGCAATTTATCATTCTCACATTGAACTGCAGCCAATTCCATCTCAAGACGTTGTACATCTCTAAGTACTTTAACATTTCTATTCTTTAAGATTGCTATAGTCTTATCCTTATCTTCTAAACTTTCCATGATATCTCTGTTTTATATTATTTATTTGTTATTTCTAAGACTCTATCACCAAAAGTCAACTTGATAACATCGGCCTTGAATAGTTTTATTTTATTCGATATCGTTAATACTGAGCAATAAATTCATCTTGTATTTTTTTTATAACCTCGGCAGATGACTGAACTACAGGTATACGTTTCCCTCCTATAATGATTATAGTATGAGGCAATTCGAGATTATCATAGTGATTAACACGACCTTTAAATTCAAACTCATTTCCATGTGCAGCGATAATATCATCAATATCCATGAAATTGATGATAATAGATTCTTTATCACCTGTGACAGGTGTTAGCTCTACGTATATTGGTCCCATATATTTACTTATTTAATATCTGCACAATACGTTCTTTTAAGTTCAATTTGATAACATCCTCGGTATTAAGTTCAACTTCTACCAGTACCTTTGCCTTTTTAGGAACAAAATCAAAATTTGACTTATCAGAATTTATCTGATCCTGTTTTAACAAATACAATTTGGCAAAGTCATAATCCAAGGCCACTGAAACATTATACAAAGTATTTGTATCAATGCTTGACCGACCTAAAAGATAGTCTACACTTTGAGGCTTAACATCCAGTCTCCTAGCAAGTTCAGCCTTTGTCACATTTTGAGTTTTCATCACATCTGTAATGATCTCACCTATATGTATATCTAAATTCTTCATATATACTAAGTTACATACTCAAATTTTGTAATCAGAGGTTTTAATATCAAAATTTATCTGTTTACAATTGGATATTTTATCATATTTTCTTTGCTGTATCAAAATTTATCTGTTTATTTGCATCTGTAATTATTAATAGTAGTTGCGAAAATATAAAGTACAGAATATATATAAATAATGTAAGGAGGTAAAAATGGAAAAATTGACCCCACAGTATCATGAAGCAGGTGCACTATCTTTTAAAGATAGATATGAGGCGCTCGATGAAGTCCCCACTCCTAAGCAGGAGTTTGTCAGACGAATTGCAAACGCAACAGAGCGCTCAGAGCAAACAGTCTACAACTGGCTTAGAGGAGTTTTCAAACCCGACAAGCTATGTAAAAAGGCTATATCTCATGAACTTGGAGCACCTGTAGAAATTCTTTTTCCGGAGGGACAGCCATGCGAGCAATAGAATTTTATACCACTCCCGAAGGAGAAGTAACGATCCGTGAACAGGGAATGCCGGAACGCCAGTTGAAGGAATCTGATACAGATTTCATTCAACGGTTCCTTGAAGTTCTCGAAGAGTTCTACCCGGATGCCTATGCAGCATTAAGGGAGATATACTCTAGGTACGAAGGCAATCGCATGTACCGGGATTTCTTAGCAGTTAGAAGGTTTGTGAAATGTAATTTCGGTTTGTACGACAACGAAATTGATGTTGATGAGAACTGGAATTTTCACTTTGAATTCGTCGGATGCCCTTTAAGAGGAGAGTGTAAATACTTCAATGTTATTTGCAATCCAAAATTCAACAGTACTCTATCTGAAAGTCAATTAAGGGTGATGAAGCTCTGTTACCGAGGAAAAAGTGATGAAGAAATTGCTGATGAGCTATTCCTTTCTACCCATACAGTAAAGAACCATCGGAAGAACGTGTTCCGGAAACTCTCTATTCACTCCATGGCTGAGTTCATGAGATATGCAAACGATAAGAAACTATTCAAAAACGAATAACTAGAATTAATAAGCAAGGCGTCCCAGGTAAAGCGTTACAGGGAGTTTACAACATAAAATCCGACTCAAAATCTCTACAACCCTAAGTATTAATCGTAAACAGCATTGCTTAAAATGGAAGAAATAAACTTACAAAAAATCGTAGCCGCCAGTATTAAAATAGGCACAATTGCGACACTGAAAGGTTTAGGCCTCCTTTCTGAAATAGTAATTGCCGCTGATGCTGAACGGGAATACTCAAAGAAACTGGTCGATGAATGGAGGGCAAAAGGCAGAATAACCGGCTACCCAACAGGAAACTCTCAACGCGGAAAGTATTACTTCAAACGCTCCGAACTGGAAACCGCAAGCGCAATGGACGCATTGGGCAACGCACTTCCGGCAAACAAAATTTTCAAAAACATATTTTGATGAAAATCGACTTATTGAAACTCGGGAATTTCCTGAGGGTGGGAACGTCTGTCCTTTTTGCAGTCTTTGCTGTGATCTGTTTTATTGGCGTTTTGAAAGGTAACTACCTGCATATTATATCAATAGCAGGATTCTTAAGTATGGCATACTGCCTTTTGAATAAATGGTAACAAAAATACAAACAAATGAAAATTATTAATCAACTAAAATCATAATCATTATGTCAAATCAAATTCAAATCAAAGTGTCTGAACTCAATCAGCTTAATCCGCTCATGATAGCGGATGATAACCGAGTAGAACAAAAGTTTATCCTTATGTACAATGCGATCTGGGGAACCGATCAAGGAACGCAGATCTACGAAAAGGAAAAGTTCAATTTTCGGAAGATATTACAGGATAAACCGGAACTACAAAGATGTTCTCCGTTGTCCTTATACGGTTGTTTCCTGGATATCGCCGTAAACGGTCTGTCTCTTGATCCCACAGGACGACCCCATTGCTATATTCTTCCCCGTAGTACGAAGACCGGCTATAAGGACAACAATGGTAACGATATCTACGAACTGCGTGCTTATCTTTCCATCACTGGCTATGGGGAACTGGTTATGCGCCAGCGTGCCGGCCAAATCAGGTATGTGGATAATCCAGTTGTCTGCTATGAAGGTGACACTTTCTCCCCTGGTTTAGTTGAAGGTGCAAAGACTGTTACCTATAAGGCTGCATGTCCTCGCAAATCCAACAAGGTAATCGGTGGTTTTATCCGTATCGTCCGGGCTGATGGAACTGTAGACTGGCATTGGATGATGGAAGGCGACATTAAACGCTTAGAAGCATATAGCCTGAAGAACAACCTACACTGGAATCCGCAAACCAAACGCAAAGAAGGGAATGCAAATGCACTCTATACATCCAATGATGGCGGTATTGATCCGGGATTTTTGGAAAGCAAACTGATTAAACACGCATTTGACGGATATCCCAAAGTTCGAACCGGAAAGTTTACAATATTCGAAACACAGGAAGATCCGCAAGATATCGACTACGGGGTGGAGGAAACAACCGCTATCCAGACCAATCAAACCGGACAGCAACCGCAAGCTCTCCAGCCCAAATCGGAAAATTCTTTGCTAGGATTCGGAGAACAACCGCAAGAGGAACCGGTTCCCGTATCAGGTATAACAGCCCAAATGTCACAAGAAGATGAAGATGCCGGATTTTAATAAACTCAATCAATCATTTAAAAATTTATCACAATGGATACACAAGCTAACAATTCTCTTATCAAAGTGGAAGAATTCAATCAGATCATGCAATCGGCTCCTGCCACCTTGCAACGCAATCAGGCTTCCGTATCAGCATGCAATCAAACCGGCCAAGCACTTCTGGACACCATTGAAGCAGAAGAAGGTATTAGCTCAGATGAACTGGATGCGACGGTCTCAGAGTATTTGGAGAAGACGAAAATAACAGTCGAAAACATGAACAAGCGTCGCAAACCATTAACACAACTTCTGGCCACAGTCAGCAAGTCATTTACATCTTTGGAATCAGCTATCGATATCAAATCGGTAACAACTATTCCCTATAAGCTCCAGCAGGCTCGCAATAAATATGCAGCTAAAAAACTGGAAGAACAGAAAAAACGTGAAGCAGAAGCTCGTAGAATCCAGTTAACTGAAAATGAGAAGGCTCAATATAAAGCGGATATCACTTTATTGCTAGACACTACTTATGCCAATTATGTAAGCAGGCATATCAAAGCCCTGAGTGGAATGTATGATCATGCAACGTTAGCATCTTACAATGACGTTTGCAGACAAATCAAAGAAGCTAATGTGACTTTCAATTGGACCGATTTCGCCAATAACGTAAAAGATACTTTCCAAACCTTTTACATGGACGCGGCCACCCGAACAGGCATAAAAAACGAATTAGCATCCATTAAAAAAGTTGAATACACAAAGCGTTATTCTTTCGAATTGGAGGATTTGAAACAGTCCCTGATCGATCGCCTTCCCTCTCTTCGAAAACAGTTGGAAGAACAGGAAGAATTACGCCGAACAAATGCGGTAGAAGCTGCTCGTCAGGAAGAGCAACGCAGGAAAGAACAACAGGAACAACTCCGTAAACAGGAAGAAGAACGCAAGCGCCGAGAGGCAGAAGCCAAAGCAAAGGCTGAAGCTGAAAAAGCGGCAGCCGAAGTACAGGCTGCATTTGATTTCTCTGCTGCCAGCATGCCTTCTACTCCGACAAAGGCAAAAGTTAAAAAGAAAATACAGATTACCAACCCGCAGGGTTTCCTTCAGGTATACCAGATGTGGTTCACTCGCGAAGGTATTAACATGTCGATGGAGGACCTAGAGAAGGTACATAAGAAGATGATCACCTACTGCGAGAAAGTTGTGAACAAAGATGGTGAAGAGATCAAATCTGCCTTTGTGAAATACATTGATGACGTAACAGCTAAATAAAATGGGAAAGAAATTTTATCTCACAAGCTGGATCAACTTCGGTAAGTACCGGAGTAATCCAGCCCGGCTGAAGTCGATCATTGAAACCTCAGAGGGTCGGAAATGGCTACGCTGGATGATTGCTAACACAGCCACATTCGAGTTCGACAAACTAGTATTAGACTACCTAGAACAACAGGAAGAAGATGCAAGACACGTATTACAGCCGGTCTGAAGTCAGCAACTCAGACCTGACAGAACTAAAAAACCTCCTCTATCCCCGTACACAATACGGGGATAAGGAAAAGGCTTTCAAATTTGGCAGTCTGGTTGATGCAATGCTGACGGAGCAGGAACGGGTACGGTATGACAAGCGGATGGTGGACGATGTATTGTATTCCGGCGAAGATTGGGAGCTGGCTCTGGCTATGATCAAATCGCTCCGGATGGAAGCACGCCGGGATCCGTTCCTGGCACAAGTACTGACAAAGGCAGAGACGCAGCGATTCATGGTAAACAAAAAACAGGTCTTTCAATATGGGAATTTCGAGTATACACTCGATACTCGCTGTAAATGGGACTGGTGGTTACCAACATTCGGTTTTGGTGGAGACTTGAAAACTACTTTCGCCCAATCTCAAAAACAGTTCGACGAAGCTGTGGACTTCTTCGATTGGGACCGTTCTCGTGCCTGGTACATGGATATCGCCGGAAGCCGGCAAGATTTCATTTACGGGATCTCTAAAAAGAACCAAAAGATATTTAAGGTCTTCATCAAGCGCGATGATCCTATCTATCTGAAAGGTAAAGAAAAATATGATGAACTGGCTTTCCGCTGGTGGATGCTAATTGAATAAGATATGAAAAAGTTTTTTAAACAGATCACCTCCTGGTTCTTCCGGATATTATCGACTAAGTGCCCGGAATGCGGAGCACCAATGGTAATAAAGAAATACCAGACAACTATTAAAGGAGAATGCTTTCCTGTCCTCCATTGTACCGGTTGCAACCATGAGTATATCTTAAAATAAACAGAATGAATCTGAATATTACACCAATTGAGAGTATTGCCAAAGAATTAGCAGCAATCGACTCTTATCTGAATATCACTATGAGCGAAGATGTACAGGAAGCTGTTCTCCGCGGAAATGATCTAGCCGTTTATATTGCCCGGAGCGGGAAGCTGCTTGCCGATGCTAAATATTACCTGAATGGGAAAAAGAAGTCCGAAGTGTTCGATACGCTCCGAGAAACAGCTAGCCGGGCAGGTGCTACATCCAAAGCCGTAAATGCGATCATTGATAGCTTATGCAAAGAAGAGCAATATCTCGTCGATTGGTGTGAGCGTTTGAACCGTACCGCGACACATCAATTAGATTGGTGTCGTACCCTTATCAGTAAAGCAAAAGCAGAAATGGCCTTAGCGCCTCAGAGTTATAACAATCCTAAATTTTAAATGAACATGGAAGAATTAGTAAAAGAACAACCTGTGTATGAGATTCAAAAAGTCAAGCTTAAAAACAACCAGATAACAGCTGACTACACAGAACGATTTGTAGAAGCAAATTACAAGAACGAAGTAACCAAATCATCCCAACAATTCGTCCATCCGGACCTATTGTATGCCATGAGCCTGTTAAAGCCCCATGCCGTCAAAATTTGCGAAATGAAGGAAGCTGGGGTCGTGAATATCGAAAACCCTTCGGATGATGACCTGAACGAGAAGCTGAAGAACATCGTTATCACGGGGTACAGCAAAGGTGGATCAGACGAATCAGCCGGTGTTTCCATCCAGGCACAAAAACTGTTGAAGAGCGGACAAGTTCTTAACCTTTCCGTCCCGTTTACAAAATTCGAAGACGAATCCGGCGAAGGATATCCGTATGGGGACGCTTTAAGACAGACGATCAACCGACTTGACTACGAAGTGGATGCTTATCTGTTCGGCGGAAAATATGGAATCAAACAAGAATCGTTCGATTTCGATGTTCCCGAAGAATCTGACATTACCGGAGAAGCTGAACCGAAGCCGAAGAAACGCGGCCGCAAGAAAAAAGCAGAAATGGAAGATGTCGCCGAAGAAATAAAAGCATTTGACGAATTTGCATAACACCTACCACTATGACAATTACACTGCAAAATACAGAAAAAGGACAATGTTATGCGGTGACGTTTGATAGATACCGCCAGCAGGTTGTAGACAAGCTGAAAAGCTCTGTTTCCATCCGCTGGTGGGACAAACAAACAGGCGCATGGATGATTCCGGCAACCAACAGATGCAAAGCGGAATTGGACCAATTTACTTATTACGTCCGCCATTTTGAACCGGTACAATGGGGTACTGCTTCTACTGTTCAAGCAGAGGAAGATGTTGCTTTTCAAATACCGGAAATGCCGGAACTGGACGGAGATCATGGACTGAAAATACAGCCTTATCCCTACCAGTTACAAGGAATCGCACGAGGGTTGCAACTGAAACGGTTTATCAATGGGGACGATATGGGACTTGGTAAACAACAACCAGTCAGTAGTTACGTGGCTACTCCAAACAGCTTTAGGAGGATTGGAGAGTTACAAATTGGGGACGAGATATTTGGTAGGGACGGAAATGTATATGCCGTAAGCGGTGTGTACCCGCAAAAAGAACGCCGCGTGTTCAAAGTCACGTTCTCAGACGGCGTATCCTGTGAATGCGGGCCGGAACATCTATGGTGTGTCCGGGATGTCAACCGTAGAAGAAAGGGAAAAGGATGGATCACCAAGACGACACAGGAGATCATGGACTCCGGCGTAACCTACAACCTGAAAGGTCTTGGTCATAACCATACAAGACGGAAATGGGAAATCCCAATGTGTGAACCTGTGAAGTATAAGGAGAGATTATACATCATCCATCCTTACATCATGGGGGTACTCTTGGGAGACGGCCATCTTTGCGGTGGCAACGGAAAACTGTCTTTCTCTACGCCTGATATGGATGCGGCTATTGCCGACAGGGTAAGAAAACTTTTACCCAACGACATGCTGTTGGTACGGGACGATTACGCCACATGCCCGCGATACAACATCACAAAAAATCCGACAGTCCACGAAAATAGGTTTTACCAAGAGATTAAACGACTCAAAGCCGACAAACCAAGTGTCAAGAAATTCATACCATACGAATATATGCACGGATCGGTGGAGCAACGCATCGACCTCTTGCACGGTTTGATGGATACGGATGGGTCAGGGAAGAAAAACAGAATCACCTACAGCACCCTTTCCTACGGCATGGCACGTGACATTGCCCTTTTGGTACGCTCACTTGGAGGACAGGCGATCATACGCAGGTACGACAGGCGAAATGAAGGCAAAAGCGTGGAGTTTCAAGTAAACGTAAGAATCAAGGTTTGTCCGTTCTATCTCGAACGGAAAGCTGCCGAGTGGGATATAAAAAAAACAAACTATTGTTCACGGTATATCTCATCCATCGAATATGTCAGGGAGGAAGATTCCGTATGTATAAGCGTGACCGCTCCGGATCATTTGTACCTGACAAACAATTATATCGTAACGCACAATACGCTGGAGAGTATCGCTACCATCAACAAAGCTGATGCCTTCCCCTGTTTGGTTATCTGTCCGAATGTTGTCAAAATCAATTGGCAAAGGGAATGGCATAAGTTTACAGACAAAAAAGCAATGGTATTGACCGATTCCGTCCGCGATAGCTGGCCTTTCTACTGGCAGACCAGCATGAACCAAGTTTTTATCGTAAACTACGAAAGCCTACGAAAATACTTTGTTCGGCGAATCACGAAAACGGAAAAATGGACGTTGAAAGATGTCGAATTTCACAATACGATCAAACTGTTCAAGTCCGTGATAATCGACGAATCGCATAAAGTCAAATCAACGGCCACCCAACAGACCAAGTTTTGCAAAGGCATTGCATCCGGAAAAGAATATATCATCTTGCTGACCGGAACACCTGTTGTCAACAAGCCAAAGGATCTGGTTGCGCAATTGGGTATCATGGACCGCATGATCGATATGGGCGGATGGAAAGGCTTCATGCTTCGGTACTGTTCCGGTCCCAACCAGGCGAGCAATCTGAAAGAGCTAAACTACAAGCTTTGGAAACACTGTTTCTTCCGCAGGGAAAAATCGAAAGTACTCACCCAGCTACCGGATAAAGTCCGTCAGATCGTTTCCTGTGAAATCACGAACCGAAAAGAATACATGGATGCCGAACGCGACTTGATTGACTACCTGAAACGCTACAAGGAAGCGGATGATGAAAAAATCCAAAAGTCACTGAAAGGGGAAGTGATGGTCCGTATTGGTATTCTGAAAGATATTACGGCACGTGGCAAACTGAAAGAGGTGATCGACTTCGTGAAGGACTTTCAGGAGAATGGCAAAAAGATCATTCTGTTTTGTAACCTGCATGAAATTGTAGACCGCTTGATGGTAGCTTTTCCTTCTGCTGTCTGCGTAACCGGAAGACAGAACATGCAAGAGAAGCAGGCTTCTGTTGATGCCTTCCAGAAGAACCCGAAGACGGACGTTATCATCTGTTCCATCAAAGCGGCTAGTGCCGGTATTACACTCACGGCTGCCAGTGACGTCGCATTCATCGAACTTCCCTGGACGTATGCCGAATGCGACCAGGCTGAAAGCCGGGCACATCGTATCGGACAGAAAGACTCGGTGAACTGCTATTACCTACTCGGCCGCCGGACGATCGATCAGAAGCTCTACCGGATCATTGAAGAAAAGAAACATATCAGTAATGCCGTATTGGGGGCTGAAGATAATATCCAGACGAACATTGTCGATATGATGGCGAATCTTTTTGAAACTAATGAAGAGGAAGAATAAACATGAAAGCAAATATAAAAATCATAGCAATATTACTCACTGTTCCCTTTCTTATTTCAATATGTATAGGTGGATTGTTTCTTATCGCAGGAATTATCCTAAAATCACTAGGATATCTATTCTCATTCACCCCTCGATTGGCTAAAAAAGAATGGAACAACTATTTCCAACATCTTAGATAAAGAAAGGCAGCGCCTCACAGCGCCACCCTCTCATAAGCAAAAACAAATATATTAAATAACGACAACATGGCAAGTGAGGCATTGAATAAATATATTGAGAAACGTTACGACAGGTGGCTGGATTACGCTAAGTATCATTGTTCGCTTGCCGGAATGACAGACGAAGCTATTGACGTATTGAACGAGGTAATGTGCATGTTGCTCCAAAAGCCACCGGAGCACCTCTCCCGGCTTATGGGAGCCAAGCAAGGCAAATATACCGAACTGGACTTCTATATCCTGCAAATGATAAAGCTGAACGTTACCTCGGACACGTCTCCCTACCGGCATAAATACAAGCCTATCCCGGTAGATGAGAATGTGGATTGGCGACGGCTGAACATCATCGACGAACCCGACGACAGCCCGGACCGTTCCGAGTATATCCGGGAACGTATGCAAGATATCCGGAACCTGATCGACCAGTTGGGATTGTCCGAAAAAGCCAAACGGATCTTCGCTTGGAAGTTCTTCGCCGGAGAATCTTTCGCGGATTGGCCGGGACCGGAAAACCGGAAGGAGTTGTATGAGACCTACAAAAGTGTTTTCAAGGCGGTGGTGGAGAAGAAGGAGGGGAAGCTGTTGTTTTGACGATGATGTTAAATTTGTGCTATGCCAGATTAAGTCCGGCATAGCACTTTAAAGACTGAAAAACAAAATCACAAATCAACCCTACAGTAGAATTGGTAATTTTTATATTGCCTATATTTCCACTAATATCGACTGATTACAAAAGGGAATTGTTCTACTCCAACAAATACTGGATGCTGTTTAATATCAGGCTTAAATATACTTAACGAAATAGATATATACTTCATCACATCAACAATAGACAATACTGGATTATAATTTTCTCTATTTGAATACCAATTCATTGCGTGTTCTAACAATTCGGTCGTAAATATATAATCTAAAGCCTCTTCGTCTTCTGAACATGCAAAACAAACAACTAAACCTATATGACATTTTTTTATTTGTCCTATATATCTATGCCTTGACTCTTCTCTTGAAATTTTACGTCTTACAATTCCACCATCTCTAAAGTTAGGAATTTTATCAGTAAGATCAATAGCATTTATACCATTGATCTTACATCGACAACTTTCTAATATTACCAATACCTTTTCTGAAATAGAAACAAATTGCCCCGGTTTTATAATCTCATTTTCTGATAATTGAAATAATTGATAGTTATCTTGCGTTGCACCATGACCAACATACACAATTACAGCAAAATCTACTCTTATTTCAACCATCATTTTTTTTAGCATATCAACAGAACATTTCTTTATTTCCAATATCTCATTGTCTTCAAAAGCACCGCCCGCAATACTTTTAAAATATTCGATATATTTTGACAAATAGGAACAGTCTAATTGATATTCATATGCTGTTTTTGAAAAACCTTTTATCAAAACAACTATTCTTCTAAAAGGAACTTGACTCATTTACGAATAAAAATGTAAATTTATAATAAACCATATTATATAAAATCTATCAACCTCAACATTCGGCGACAAACCAAATTAATCGAAAAATTTCTATTTCTTAGATTTTTTCCATTGTAACAAAGCTTGTGTCTTTTGGGATTCAGGTAAAGCCGCAACCATTTCCTGCAAATAAGGAAGAGCATTACTATCCCGTTCTTTAAAATATTTATATGAGTTCTTTATCAACCACTCATTATGAAAATGATCCCGAAAGTCTCCAAGCAAGAAATTAGGATACAATTTCACATTCGGGATACTCCTTCCATCGGGATATGTATGGGTATAGGTTGGAAAATCGTTAGGCTCCAATTTCTTAACATTTCTTACCCAGCTTGCAAACATACGACCTTCCGATATATCAGGAACCATACTATCTGGAAGCTGGTAGCCTCGATCCTCCAATGGAGCTATCAGATTATATACAATCTCATTGAATATGGAAAAATGTGTAGGTGGAATCTGAGTCCTATTCATCATATACCGTTGCAAATGATATGGTAAGCTTTTAGCTTTCGGAATATTTCCATTCATCCATTCAAATACCCATTTGGAAACCAATACCGCAAATTTGGGAGAAGCCCATTGAGCTAAATTTATTGCTACTTGTGGATGTACCCAAGTACCTTGTGCTTGAGGTATTCCACCTGTAATTGTCTGTATTAGTTCCGTTATGGGAATTCCCACATCGGAACTAAGCTCTTTCAAAAAATCATCTGTACCTTTTAATCTTTTGTAATCAGCAAAATTTTTGCCCGCCGCCTTACAAAGTGCAGTAGCATTCACATAACCATCCAATAATCTTTGTTGCACCGGGCTATTATCTACTTTTCTCTCTATAAGAGCCAGTTCAAATTGAGTATCGTTCATTTTTGTTTTCTATTTTATGAATTAAGTTTTGCAAGGTAATGAATTTTATTTGGATTATCATCAAAAAACAGCCATCCAAATAACAATGAACCATTAATGTTACCAAATCCTATAATATCCCCCAATGCCTATATAAGGAGATAAGCCAGATTGACCGATACCATATCCACCAATGAGTCCCAACCCCCACTTACGAACCGGAACCTTTTTCGTTATGTAAGCAGTCTTTGGGAACACATCTATGCTATCCAAGGCAGCGTTATAACCGCTAACCCATGCACGATAGTTGTCCGTAGCATATTCTTTTTGGGAAATAGGAACAGGAATATATATCGTATCGTGGACCGTATCGCCTTGCCGGGTTATGTAAACCGGGAAAGGCTCCGGAACTTCCCTTATAAGGGTTTCGTATATCGGATAGGGAACCGAATCGCGTAACGTGTCTCGAATGGTTATCGTATCTGCCCGGATTACGCCACAAGCAACAGGTTGCCTTGTACGCCTGCCGACAAAGAAACAGGCAGTACAAAGCAACAGCACACAAATGATACGCCAAGATTTCATAGCAGATTCCACCCGGCAATAACATCCGACATCTCAGCATCTTTCCCATTCTCCATACGGCTCATACCTGCCACTATCCGAATCATCTGTTCCCGATTATTTACATTAATCGGATCATCGGCAGGGATACCGGCGTAACCAGATACAAACCGGATGTACTTTTCCGTATGGTTCTCTTTCTGTGGTGCCCAACGGGTAATCATCTTGCGAATGGTGTCAAGGTGATAGTTATTATAGTAGCTTCGCAATATCTTGAATATAGCCCGATAGCCGTGCGCCATTGATTCGAACTGCTTAAAAGACTTGTCTTTGCTCGGCCTAATCTCCCCCTGAAACAGATCATTATTGATACGGATGTTTCCGGGGTTATTGTTTCTTAATCCTCTGGGTAATTCTTTCTTCATTTTTATCCTCCTTCATTAATAACCGTTCTGCGGTTCACGATCGCCACACTTCTTACGTTCACATCGTTTCAAAGCAAGTTCCAGCTTGACATCCGAATAGCTCTCTTTCAAAGTAAAAAGCTCATCCTGTACCTGTCGAAGCCTTCCGGTTTGTTCTACAAAGCGTTCTTCTTTTTCTGACAGCTGTTTTTGCAGGAACTCGTTATACTCACGTAAAGCCTTGAATTCCTCCACATCTGCATGGGCATCCTCGATACGTGCATTTGTCTTTCGGTTCGTATAGAAACCGATAATCCATTTCACTGCTTCGAATCCACCCATCGTTCCGACGATTGTTATTATGTCCGTTAATTCTATGTTCACTTCACACCTCCTTCTTGATTTAATAATTCTTCTAACTCATTTATCTTATCCCGTAACTCTTGTCGGGAAACATGTATTTCGCCCATGTTGTACTCTACCGGTTGTCCGATCATTGTTGCCTCGTAGGATTTAATCACAATGTAGTCGGAGTCAGAGAGTTCTTTTTTCAGCCGATCGATCTCTTTCTCAACCTCATAAGTTTCAAGAGTATATTTAAGCTCAAGAACTCCATCTTTATAATAGTAGTTCTTAAAATAATACTTCTGATCCGGATCATTGGGGATATCTGAGATGTCATATATCGTACAATCTTCTCCGGCATACATCGTCTCATTATTAATTCCACCGGGAAAAGAGCTATTGAATTGGTAACTATTCAATACGAATCCATCACTATTCCTTACATATATTTTCATATCATACTAATTTGAAAGGCTTTGTATATACCAAGCTTTGTTGTAAAAAACTAAAACCATAAAATCTCCTCTACTCATCCATCGTGCACCATAGGATACACCAGAGGCATCGTTTTGTATGTCTCCATTATGATTCAATAACGGGGTCGTCGATGTTCCTGCAACGAGTACCCTGTACGAACAGTATCTATCAATAAAAATTCTGATTGTGTAAATTCCGTATTGTGAAGCAGACACTCCACTTTGAAAATTACCAAACATATCTTGTATCGTTGAAAATTGAGGTAATTCAAAGGTTAGATCGGCCTTTAAATCTCGAAACAGATATATACTACCATTCAACTGTGGACTATATGTCCCTCCCCCTGTTATAGGAGACACCTCTTCTATTTCCCACAACTTTCCTCTGTGCATACGACCGCCTATAGTTTCTAAGGCTAGATTGACATCTGCGTAATTTGCTTCCAGCTGTAAGGCTGTGTTTCGGTAAAAATCCCCCCAACCAGCATAAATACTCGTATTTTTGTTTGATATACCATTGTATATTCTAGCTGTTACACGTTGGTTTGAAAACAAACTATTATTGACATTCGACCCTAAAGTTATTTGTGAAAATGACCCATCAGAGCTTTTGGTATGGCGTAATTTTATCACATTATATAAAGCATCCGCTAAACCACTCGTATAGCCTGTTAACCATCCATCTTCTATTGTAAATTTACCGATTTTAGCTCCATTTAGTACTTTTAGCCTACTTGTTTCAATATCAAGGGCTTCTATCATTTCTGCCGTAATTCCTTTCGCTACAATTGCTGCTGCTTCGAGCAGTACAGTATTAATTTTGCCGTTTTTGACAACTGTATTACCGGCATCAGCAGCTGCTTCCAATGCGGCATAATTAGTATACCCCAAACGTTGAGCCAAAGAATCTTTAAAAGAATCAGGGACATTTGAAGCCGCATTATCCGAATAGCTTTTAAGCGTATCCTGGATAGCTTTATTGGCCGTTTCCACGGCTGTGTTAAATGAGGACATAGCTGAATTGAATAATGAAAACTTGCTGTCGACGTTATTCTTCTCAGCAACTGTCGTTTTACCATCAGAAATAGCACTATTGATTGCCGACAGTAGATTGTCAATCGCTCCAAACAGAGTCACCTTTGCATTGAGTAATCCCGATTTTGCGGTACCGGTCAAGTAGCTATTGACATATAACTTATTGTAAGTAGCTTCTACAGCTGCCTTATCGGTTTTTACTGTATTGATGTACTTTTCGATAGCCTTGGCCTCTGACTCCTGTATTATGCCATCAGAAAAAGCGCCATCTATGTAATTTCCCAGGCCTGATACAGATTGTTGAGCTTGGTTTGCTGAAGCCTGGGCATTGCTGGCGGCCGTAAAGGCCTCTTTTCCTTTTGCCAGAGCTTCGTCCGAATAGCTTTTAAGCGTATCCTGGATAGCCTTATTGGCAGCCTCCACCTTTGATTTATAATCGGCAATAGCATTTTTGTAGGCAGTAAACTTACTATCGACATTGTTTTTCTCAGCCACGGTTGTACGACCGTCGGCAATAGCGTCATTTACCGCTTTAATAAGATTGGTATGGGCACCATTGTAGGTAATCTTCGAGTTTAACAGGTCAGTCTTCGGAGAACCTAAAAGATATATATTGGAGTACAACTTCGTATAAACAGCGTCCGCGTCAGCTTTCTCCGTATTGAGAGTATTGATATATTTCTCTATCGCTTTAGCTTCAGCCTGTTCTATAACTCCGTCTTTAAAGGCTCCATTCACGGTTCCTTCAAAATCGGTCAAGGCTTTACTCGTTTCGTCTATTTCTCTAACGGCATCGTCAATTATCTTTTTTGCGGCCGGCCATTCCTTTATATTTTCTAAACCAGACGTTCCTTCACCAAACAAAATCTTTCCCGAAATCGTGGCCCCATTTTTTGCGATAATATGGGCATTCACCAAATCAACTACCAATCGAGCCAACTTGTCCTTAATAACACCGGTCGTGATCGTCTGCCCGGCTATCTCTGTAAAACCATAGTTAGGGTTCCAGGAGCGAATACTATCCTCCGGAGTATTCAGTACGCCAATCCAAAAATGGTAATAACCGGCTTCTGCCTCTAGCTTAATCTGCCGTTCAGAGACAAATATAGATCCAGCACTACCCTCCTTCGGACACTTGGCATAAACATAATAGGCCAATGAATTACTAAGTCGGAAAGATGCCGCCGGGATAGACCATTCCCTGACTGTTTCGCTTACTGTGAAATGAACCAATTCTCCAGCTGTATTTTTGAAGTAGTTAGGATCGTTATCGGCATTAGGAATAAACTTCACTCCAATCAAATCCATCTGCTGAGAATTGGTTCCTACAATCAGTTGAGCAGTATGCACGGCTAATGGCTTGATGAGCTCCGTAAAATAATCCCCCTCCGGATCGAACATCATACCTAACGTCTCCATCACATCACGCCATGACCGCTTAGTCCACTCGCGGACCGGCTTAACTTTATCCTCGATCTCATCCGGGAATTTATCGACATCATTTACCAAGTCCTTGAAGCCATTACCCTGCAGGAAGTCAGATAAAGTCAACTCGTATCGATACGCCGGCTTGTCGTCATTTTCGATATAACGCTTAACTTTCGTGACCCGAATCTCTCGATCAATCTTTAGCTGATCGGAATAAACCCCAACCATCTGCCCACAGGCAATGAATAGATTCATTTGTCGAAACAGCACTTCATCGCATTTCCCTCTCAGCTGGATACGCTTTTCGCAATGTTCGTCGAGCCAGGTCTGAGCTTCTTCCGCTAGTTGGCTAGAGGCATTATCAATATAGACCTGTGGCATCTTTATGCCGGTAAGGATAAACTTGTCACCGACAGCGAAGTTGATATCGCCAGGGACCGTCAAAGCATTTTCCTCTTTGTTTTCTTTGAGCTTAAATTGCTTTATCTTGTCATCCACACTCTCTTTGACGATAGCCAGATCATATCCGGCTAGACCACCGTCCTGGAATGTGACGATTGCCTCCACTTCATCCAATAAACAGTCTTTCAAATTAAAGTCAATACCGGATGCTTGTAATGTCAAATCATCGATCTTCGTAGTCACTAAAAATTCGCCTTTCGGAAAGATATGATCAAACTGTATCTTTTTCTGCCCTAGTCGTCCATACTTGTCGGTATTCTTCGACATCTCTTTCAGGCCGCCTGGTAACATCAAATAGTCTGCACCGTAATCCGGCCCCAAGTTTTTATCTGAGCCGTAAGGGTAAATAACCGTGGTCGGTCGTTCTTCATCGACAGACGATACTTCCAGTTCGGTAAATCCAAGACCTTCGCCCTGCCCCAGCACAAGGCCGTTACTGTCGTATTTTCTTTTCCCTATGCTAACCGTTTTCTGGGATATCCAATACTCGGTATCAATCTGTTTAACTGTATCATCTAAGACATTCCCAACGCTCTTGTCCTTAAATGATATGGTTATGGGACGAGACTCTATACACGATCCAACTTTCCAGCCCGAATCTTCGCGGTTCATGTTTTTAACGATCAGTTCAAGGATTTGTCTTGCCGTACCGGTATAAGAGTCAAAATTCTTTTTGTACTCAGGCTTTCCATTTAGAAAGAACACGACATCTTCCAGGTCATATTTACTTGAGTAAAACGGTATATTATACTCCCAGCCAAGCGACTTCTCCCGCTTAGTAACCTTCTCCTTATACCGGATCTTGTACCTTTCACCCTCACATTCCACGTAATCACCGACCTCAAAATCAATAACATCACGGGACAAGAAGTTTAGGGTAAGCGTTTGCTCACCCATGATCTCATCAACCGTGAAGCTATTATTTTTCAGATAAGCATCACATAATACCGTACTTCCCCGCTTAATTTTCATACTTTAAAATATAATCTTACTTTTGTGTGAGTTTGTATTATTAATTGTAATACAAATATTAGATTTAAGGTATCCGCCTTCCTGCTGTGAAGTTCGAAGGCGGAGTTTTTTTACTACTTATTATAATGTATCACCTCGTCCTGCTTACCGAACAACGATCCGATCGCTTTGATGATATCGTAAAAACCGCATCCGGACAATCCGGTAGCCAAACCATATAAAAGCGATTGCCACCACACGAGATCATTGAGTAACGGAGTTGCTTTCAATAGCCAACAGGCCATACAAACCGCAATACCGGTAACGACTGAGATCAGGATCTTAATCAGCTTACTGTCCGAGATAGCCGGAACAACCTTTGTGATCTGTGTAACTAAGGTTGACACTACCGCTACGATGCCGGTAAACGTTCCGAGGTCAATTACAATACTAACAACAGGGTCCGTGACTACTTCCTGAGCGTAAATGTTTCCTGAAATCAAAGAAATCAAAGCTACAATTAAAAATAAAATCTTTTTCATACTACATTTTTTTAAATTAAACATTACTTTTGCTGCATACACCTCCTTCTTTGAAGGAGTTTAATATTTTGAACCGCTCTGGGTCGCGAGATTCGGGGCGGTTTTACGTTATTCCTGTTCATCATTCCACAAATCAACATCAGATTTGATATTCCGGGTAACGATATAGTACAGTACCCAGAATACAATTTCGAATATGATAAAGCCCGGAATCATTCCTTTACCAGATATTCGCGTAGATACATAAAATTACCGGCAGTCAATTCTTTCGTCGACTTAGAAGTAGCATCTACCAGGTCATCGAAGTCTACATCAGAGATATAGTGCATCTCGATCTCAACATCTTCGGCCAGGAGCTCAGACGTGTAATCTTTAATGTCCGAATCAAACTTCTTTGTCAGGCCATCAAGTTCTTTCTGTTCCTCTTCGGACCGATCTTTCTTCTTCATAAGATCATCCAAGCCGGCCGGTTTGAACTTATCGAAAGCGATCTTCATAGCTTCCTCGATTTCCTTCGAGTGTTTTCCCAGCCGGACAAGGTTACGCATCATGGCCGATTTTCCAGCCTTACTCATATTTCCGAACGACACATACAATAGTGTACGATTCAAATTCACAATTTCCTCTTTCTTCATTTTACGCTGATATTTTTATGCGGCAGGGAGTTCCCAGCCGTGTTCTGTTATTACTTGCTTTAATTTTTCAATTTCTTTATGGAGAGACTTGTATCCTAGGACCGCAACACAGGCTCCTAAACCGGCATAATCTACACTGTAGAAATCTTCTGTACTATCATAAGCAACAAATTCCGGAAAAATTTTTAATAGGTCTTGTGCCGATACTCCTATACATTCCTTATTGGTTGAATCGTCTTTTCTTGTATATCTAATAATGTCCAACCTTAATACTCTTGTTATATCAGTTACTGGTCCTAGTACATTTTTTGAACGGATATCAGACCCAACAGTCCAAGCAATCTTTGTATAATTTTGATTACTACCTAAATTTATTTTATTATCACCTCCAACATTAAATTTTATATTTGAGGAAGATGAATATGTTGTTAATTCAAACGAACTCTGGCCTTGAACAATTGCGGCTCCTCCGGATGTTCGCTTAAATTGTATTGCTTCAGCTATAACACCTGATGTAATTACAATTGCGCTTGTAACATTCCCTCCACTGAATACACCAGAATCCCCTTTAGGGCCTTGCGGTCCGGTTGCTCCTGTTGCCCCAGTATCTCCTTTGTCGCCTTTCGGACCCTGCGGTCCAGTTGCACCAGTCGCACCACGAAGACTCTGGGAATAAGTATACGTAGTCTGTCCTTCTTGACGAACGCCTAACGTATATCCGTTCCAGGTAAATTCCAGATTCTTACCAGCTGGTCCTGTCGCACCAGTGGCTCCTTTTGCTCCGGCAGGGCCCGTTGCTCCAGTAGCGCCTTTCAAATTTTTGAATGCAAATGCAAATGTCCTGGCTGAAGCCGTCCCTCCCAGGCTGACTGTAACAGATGGCGTACCGACATTGGCATCAACAGTCGCAGATGCACCGGTGATCGTTGCATTTGTTCCCGCTGCACCCGTTGCTCCGGCAGCTCCTTTAGCCCCGGTATCACCTTTCGGCCCTTGAGGACCTTGTAGATTTACATAGCTACTCCACCCGGATGCACCGTAGATACGCAAACTGGTGCCGGACCATTGCCAATCACAGGATACACCATTTTCGCCACGCAATCCCTGCGGGCCTTGTGCACCGGTATCACCCTTTGCCCCTGTTGCCCCTTTAGCACCAGTCGCCCCGATTTCACCTTTGGGACCGATTGGACCCTGAATACCTTGTATCCCCTGATCTCCCTTGTCACCTTTATCACCTTTGTCGCCCTTTTCGCCCTTCGGACCAATTGGACCGACAGGACCTACCAATAAGGCTAGCTGATCTGGAGTAAACATGTCATAGGTAAATGCTGCGCCAGTATCACCTTTCGGACCTATTGGGCCTTGTTTTCCCTCAGGGCCAATAGGACCAACATCTCCCTTATCGCCTTTATCGCCCTTCGGTAATACGACATTCAATAAATATTTAGGGTTTCCATTAGTATCTGTTCCATCAGGAGATAAAGAGGCAAACGGATTTTCACCTTTAGTTACCAATCCGATACTAATTTGCGGTGTTTTACCTGTAAATCCTCGTGCACCGGACATATCTACGATAAAATTGAAACTGATTACACCATCGTGTTCATTCTTTATGTAGAGTTTAGCCGTATCTGGCTCTTCTGTATCACTTCCTTCAGGAACATCAGGTATTGGTATACTAACAGCAACAAAAGATCCTAATGGGATTTTTTCATTATCGGCATCCGCTTTCATAGCTTCTACCGAAGGATATGTTTCTGCTATACTAAATGGTTTTCCCATTAGGTTTATGTCGCTCTTGACATAATCCTTTAATGTACGGTTCCAAAAGTATACATAACCAAAAGTATCGAAAATGGGCTGTTTGTCTGCAGCTTCCTGGGCAGCAGCAGCCGCCAAGTCCGCTAATCCGGCAGAGGATTCGGCTTTATCTATAGCCTCCCGGCTTTCCTGAGCACGGAGCCTTTCGGCTTCAACGCGAGCAGCTTCGGCATCCTCACGAGCTCGCTCTGCTGCATCGCGTTTACCTTCTTCCGTCTTTCGGTCCGCCTCAGAAGATACACGCAGTTTTTCAGCTTCATCTCGTCCTGTTTCGGCAGAGATACGTAATTTTTCAGCATCCCCACGATCAACTTCCGACGCTACACGATTCTGTTCAGCAATATCACGTTTTCCTTCCTCCGTAACACGGGTCTGTTCAGACTGATTACGTAAAGCTTCGGCAGCATCGCGCTTACCTTCTTCAGTAACGCGGTTTTTCTCAGCCAAAACACGGGCGTCTTCGGCATCCTCACGAGCCTGTTCCTGCGTATTCCGAGTTCCTTCTTCCCTGATGCGGGCCTGCTCTGCGTTGTCACGGATTTCTTCTGCGGACACACGCTTACCCTCTTCAGCTATACGATTCGACTCACCCTGTTCACGCAGTTCCTCGGCAGAGACCCGGGCTGCTTCGTCGGTTTTCCGTATTCCTTCCTCGGCTTTTCGTTTCTTTTCGGCATCTACACGATCTGCCTCCTGTTCTTTGGCTGTGCCTTCAAAGGTTATCAAGTCAGCAATCTTCCGATCAGCGGTTTGCTCGATCTGAGCCATCTTATCGGTGATGATTTTGGCGGCATCGGTGGCGGGTTTCTGAAGTTCGGCCTTTTCCACCCCGGTCAGATCAGAATAATGCAGTCTTAGCAAGTCGCGTTCTTCCGCAGTAAGATCTGAAAACTTCATTTTCAATTCTTCCCGATCAAAAATGCTCTTATAGGCAGAGTCTGGTTCATTTTCATACTTCAGTTGAAGAGTACCTTCGACTTTCCGGAACAAAGGTTTCTCTCCCTTCGGACCACGGATTTTTTCTAAGGAAATAAGATTTTGCCAAGTACCGGATGGCCCCTGCTTCCAAAGAATAGATGTAGCATCCACACCCAAGTAAACACTTAACCCAGGATCACCTGGTCGCCCCTTCATTGTGGAAGGCAAAGCACGTTTCGGTCTTCCAGCTTGAATGATAAGGATCATATCATTGTCGGTCACGTTCGTCGCAGCCGGTAACGCATTCGCATAAATTATATCAAATTCACCTGTCGCCATATCAATTAAATACTATAATTCTACCTTGTTCATCAGCCAATAGACCGAGTTCTTTATCCTGTAATACTCTGTACCTTGTCACGCCACCGGTGTCAACCCAGGTTACTACCGGGATCACGAGAGAGATTGTAAACCGGACCATGATGTCCGTTTCCTGCCATATCTCAACCGTATAAGACGGACAGTCTGAGTAATAGACCTGTGTTGTAGCACCTAGTGTATTAATATATAAGCTCTGTGTTCCGGTACCCGAAAGTTGGGTAAAAAAGGCATGATAGTTGTTCAGGAACTCTCCTACGCTTTTTGCCATCATCCAAAGCGATAACTTGATCGTCTTGTGTTGGGTCCGGATCGTTGTAAGGTCGATGTTACGGCCATCGGTAAAAGGATCTTTCAAGGCCGGAGTCTTCAGTATGTCTTCCAGGCCGTCATCGCACCCGATGCCGAACTCACCGAAGTCATAGCCGTTTATCGCAAACTGTCCGCGCAAGCTTATCCCACCGGAAGGATACGCTGAGACTCTAGTAAAATTATCCTCTATAAAATTTAGGTCAAGAACTGAGCAATTCCTATTCGCATTCAGAAATACCGGTAACTCGTATTTAACCCCTGCGTTCAGTCGAAGCCGGTTTGTCATACCTTCAATCAGGTTCATCTCCCGGTATCCGGTAGCAGACAAGTCAGACGTCAGCTTGTTATACCGGCGCCAGAACTCCAACTCTCCATAGGCCTCCATGAAAAAAGACAACTTGATTGTCCTGGCTTCGAACTCCACCTCCGACAGGTCCGGGACAATGCCATTCGATTCAGCCCAGTCCCGAGTAGTCACAGCTTTACGCTTCGGATATTTCAACAGGTCGTCGAAAGAGCCTTCCAACAATGTACAACCCCATTCATTTATGTTTTTTCTGTCGATTGTCATCACATTTTCACTTTTACGTTCAACGTTCCTTCCACGGCATTAACCGTCCTCTCAGAGTATTCAGACAGTTCACCTGTATGCCCTTTTATCTCATCTACCGCATCATATATCTTATCGGATACTTCTTTTAGCTTGCCAACTAATTCCTTAATGGCTGTCACATCTTTCCAGCCTTGTACCTGTAGGTCACGGATAAATTGCATCTGCTCACGGATAGATTCTATTGCAACACGTTGGGCACCCGTTTGTCCGGCCAAAAGATCTATCGATTCCTGGTTTGCTTTTGCGTAAGCCCCTTTCAGGGAGTTATCCGATACATCTTCCGTCGCCTCCTGATCTTTAGGCATCAGATCAATGCCGCTGGAACTAAAAGCCTCTTCCAACTCCTTCCATGCATCCTGAAATTGTTTACCCAATCCCAATACATTATCCTTGAAACTCTTAGCCGATTCAGCTGTCAATTTGTAATAAGTATTGCCATCCTTATCCTTCTTCTCCATCGACTTATATAGGTCATTGGTCATCTTCTCTAATGGGCCGAGTAACATATTACGACGAAGCATGTTCTGGGCTATACTGGCAATCGTTTTATCGATATTGACTTCAAGCTCTTCCAGAGCATTATCTATTGATGGATCGGTAACGGAATTTACAATCATATCTGTTATGCTTGTGAAATCCAGACCAAGAACAGTATCCTGAATCTGATCTTTAAATTCTTCCGTTTTATCAATACCTTCAGCGATAGCATCAATATACTTACGCAGTCCTTCCGGAAGACGGGCATAAACCTCCGGCAATTTCTTCAACGAGGCCAGCTGTTCATTAGTCATCCGGCTTAAATCGGTCGTATAGATGCCTACTTCGCGAAGTTCGTTGACATACCCTTTCAGCATCTTGTTGGCCTTGTAACCGTCGCTGTGGGAGAACATACCGGAGCCGGCTCTCATCGCTTCATTGAACAATGTACGGCTGGCCGCAATGGATTTAGCTATGTCCTTTGTTGTGTCAATGATATTTTGACCAAACGCCATGCCTCCCAATTTATCAAGGAGGGCAACCTGGGTATCGATAAGGTCATTGATAGCATCCATATAGGTTTCATACCCTTCCACCATGGATTTATCAATTTCCTTCTTCGCAGTAAACAGATTGCTGACAACACTGACTAGTTGGCCGGCTGCCGCAGAGATACCTCCGATTAGTCCTCCCTCGGCAAATCCCTGAGCGATATTGCTAACAGCATCCAAGGCCATATCCAATTCATCGGAGATGCCTCCAAAAGCCGTTTTCAGGCTATCGGCTACATCGGCCACCATCTGCATCTTGCCCTTAAAGCCTTCTGCATACTCGATCGCCTTTTCTTTCGCTTCTTCCTCGGACATACCCAGATCCATAAAGCGCTTCTGCAATGCCTTTATGGCTTTTTCATCAATCAGGTTATTGATGGATTTCTTACTTGGTTTTGACAGGGCCTTATCATATCCTTCGACAGCGATCCTTAAAAGTTCAGCGTCTTTCTTGGACTGCTCATCCCCCATACTGTCGAGGATGGTTATACGTTCCAGGGCGTATTTACGTACAATTTCTGTTTTCTGTCGTTCGGTCTCTTCGACAAAGTAAGTGTCATTGGACTTGTTTTCAAGATGGCCGAGGTCTACCTGCTCCTTGAAATCGACAGTAGACAAAGCTGATTCTTTCCGGGTGTATTCCCTTTCCGCCTGTTGCTTTCTAACGAGCATCCGGATAAAGTCCCCTTCCTCTTCTTCGCCGGCTTCCTTGGCTATTTTGATCTGCTCTTTGTAGTAACTATCGATCTCAATCAAACGATTATCCAGTTGGCTCCGGAAATGAGAGTCAACATCGTTCTGTATTGATTTCAACTGATCGGAATACTCCTTTGCGATATTGGCAACATCGTTGTTTCGCTTATCCTTAGCAGAGTTTTCACGATCGGTAAAAGTAGAAAGGACAGCAGGATTTTCTTTGCCTCTTGATTCTTTAACTTTTTTCTGATACTCCTCCTTCTCTTTCTGGATAGCGGCAATGGTTTCTTTATATTCCTGATCGGCTAACAGCACTCGTTTGTCCTTACCGTCTTTCATTATGGTAATACGATCGGCCTGTAGTTTTAACTCATTGTCGAGGATAGAGCGAGCAAGGTCCACTTGAGCTTGTTTCAATTTGCCTCCTTCCTTTTCTGTGATTCCCGTCAAGGCCTTTAGCTTTCCCTTAATTGTTTCAATGTTGGTCTGTGCCGCATTTATCTCGTTTTGCGTGGCCTTAGAGTCCGGAGCACGGAGCTTCTTTAGTTCTGCTTCTGCTTTAGCTAGTTCATTTGTTAAATCAATTTTTCGCTGGAGAACAGTTTCGCCTTCATCCTCTGTCTTTTTAGACGCCTCTTTATTTAATGAAATAAGATGATCATTTGTTTTTTTCAACTCATCATTTACTACATTTAGTTGAGTAATATCAAAAGCATTTACCCAAAGTCCCTTATCTTGATTGCCCTTTATCTTCGCTTCAATTTCTTCCTTTTTATCCATTAAAGCGGATAAATTCGCCTGCTCTGCTTCCAGTTGAACATTAACGGGTATCGATACCGGCTTCTTCTCCGCTTGGTCTTGAGCGAACGATAGAATTTGGTCAATATCCCCTTGCAAAGTCTTTTTCTCATCAATCAATCTAAACAACTTATCTCCATGAATTCGCTTTGTATCGGTTCCGGACTTAGATTTATCATACCAACGTTGCTCTGCGGCTATCTCCATATTGAGTTCATTAATTCTCTTTTGCTTATCAACGACCATATCTTGAGCAGCCTTCATCTTTGCATTTTTCTCAATAGATTTTGTATATGCATCTATCGAATTCATAGCCTCTTGAGTCTTCAAATTTTCTAACGATAAATTACCTAGATATTCAGGAGATATATCATTCAGCTTTTTGATCGCTTTCTCACGATCTTCTTTACTAATCAATTCATTTTTTGCAACAGAAAGGAGTAATCTCAATTCGGCTTGCTCATTAGCCATATTATCAGCTGTAGCCTTTTGTAATTTATTCAATCGGCTTTGAGCTGTCTCAGCTGCATTAATTTTATCAGCAAACAACATATAAGCTGTTGTGGCTAAACTGATCATAGTCAAAATAGCTCCTAATGGGTTAGCTTTCATTGCTCTCCACAACGCAACGGTAGCAACTTTTAATCTATTTTTAGCACCTGTAGCAACGTTGGTTGCGGCTGTATTAGCCACGGTTGTAGCCGTATTTATTCGTGTTGCAGCATTCTCTGCATTAATTGAAGCTGTGAGCAATTTTGATTCTGCCGATTTCAATTTCTTTGCAGACACACTCACATTTGTTGCTGCAGCTTCCTCACGCTTAGCAGCTGCATTTAATTTGGTTTGAGCAACTTCCAATGCAGCCAAATCGTTAGCTTCAAACGCTGCATCAAACTCAGCCTTCGCGGCTTCGACTGATTTTTTGGATATATCCAACTTCTCTTTAGCAGAGGCTAGTTTTACTTTATTCGCTTCTACCTGTTTTGTAAGAGATTCAACAAGGTTATCAGCGTTTTTCTTCTCCTGCATTGCTTGATCAGCCAAAGCCTTTATATACTCTTCAGAACCGGCCTTCAAATTCATTTTAGATAATTTTGCCCGCTGTTCTTCAGTGATAGTCTTTTCCAAAGAAGCATTATAGGCCTCCTGATATAACCGTTCCTTTTCTTTGGCAATGATAGATTCTCCCGTTATAGTGTTTTGAATCGTCTTCAAATTATTAGATATAGAAACCTTTGCCGAATGGAATGCCTCGGCTGCAGAAGCTCCAATGACAGAAGACTTATATGTCACGTATGCACCGGCTACTCCTATAAGCAATTTCTTAAGATTTTCCATACTATTTTGAACGTCACCAGTCTCAAATCCGTGGTTAATGGTCTTAGCTGCTTCCGATACATTTTTCAAAATAGTTTCCCCCATCGGGCGCAATGTAGTCTGAATATTATTCGATAAAAGCGTCATTTGCTTATCAACATCATTCATCATAAGCTTAAATGCAGCTTCTGTTGATCCTGCCGATTCATTCATAGCCTTAAGATGTTCCGCTGCGTCCTGAGCCTTGATCCCAGTTAAACCAAGAACCCCGTTTACCGCTTCAACCTCCGGAATAAGTTCACGCAGTTTAGACTCTGAACCGCCAGCTCTAGCCGCAATCTCCGCTAGTCCTTCTTGGAATGTACGAGTATTAAAAGCACCATCTCCTAATACTTTAGAAGCTCCTATTATCGAAGCCCGTATCTGTGTCATAGCCTGTGCTGTCGGAGTTCCGGATTTGGTCAAGGTAGCAACTGCCGCCAGCACCTGGTCCATTTCAACCCCATAGGCTGCCGCGATTGGTGCAACCTGAGCAATAGATTGTCCAAGTTCTCCGAATGTAGTCTTACCAAGTTTAGCAGTAGTGAAAAGTTGGTCTGAAACTTTTTCGGCTTCATCAGCGCCCATTTTGTAGGCATTCAAAAGCGTAGTAATAGCATCGGCCGCAGTCGCCGTATCTGTCATACCCCCAATAGCAGACTTGGCTGATACTTCAAGAACCTTCATTCCATCCGCTCCATCGTGGCCAGCAGAAACAATACCATACAAGGCCTTAGCTACATCCGGAGCCTTGATCGGGATCTCTTGGGTTATAGACATGATCTGATTCATAAAACCGGTCATATCATCCGTCACCTGCGTGGAAATGGTCGCCACTTCCAGCATGTTCTTCCGGAACTCTTTTTCGAAGTCATAAGAGCTCTTAGCGGCACTAGCGAACGCCGTTGCCGCACTGATCCCTATGCCAGAAAAGACATCGAACGATGTTATCTGTCCGGCCATCGCCTTAATTATCCCTATAACCTCCCGGCTATCGGAGTACAACCCGGTAGTATCGACACCCGTAGCCATATAAAGGGCTCCCTCCCTGTTTACTATACCCATAAAACTTATTTATGATAAAATATACAAACAGAGATTTTATTCATATTTTTACGTCATAATCCAAAAATCAAATAATATGGAAAATCAAGCTGAAGAAGGAAAAAGGAAAGTAGATTTTACAAAAGAAGAAAAAACACTAGACACCATAGCAGATGTTGTTCTTGTTATTGGTATCGGAGTTGCTTTGTTATTGCTATTATTCAAATGCACTTATGAATCCTCATTTGGGAATAGTCATGGAGGTGACTACAACTGGCCCATTATTATTCAAGCCATCACAATTGGATTGTCTTCTTTGACAGCATGGGCTGTATTAAAAGTTATAGTTGGCATATCCGTTAATATTGGTAAGATAGCAAACAAACAAGATAAAAATTAATCTAGTTCTAAAAAGGGGATGTGTCAAAACACCAAAAATATGAAAATCACCCCTGTCACAGATATCTGTAGCAAGGGTAATTTTGTTAAAAAGAGGGTTTTGACACACCCTCTAAAAAACTTTTCAGTTTTTATCTATCTCCAAAATAATTATCTATCATCTTGTTGATGCAATGGGCAGTCACTTCTGCAGCGACTGTTACTAAAAATAAAATAATTAATTCCATTACTTTTAATAGGATTAGTTTATAACTAGCCTATCTTGATGACGGAGAGTAAATCTCCCTCTCGGAGATTTCTAACCTCTCTTTCTTTTTATCTTGATGATAGCAACCTCCGGCAAGAAAGTCGAATCCATCCACGGCTGCATTTGCAAAATAATGAATAAAAATTTGCATAATCAAAAATAAGTACCCAAATTTGCATCGCTTATCATATTTAACTAACGGATGCGGGAAAGATTCGCTCGCATGACAATGCCGAGCATTTTTTATGCCCGTACATTATTGTATAACGATACTAGGTATTCGTGTACCCCTGTGTGGAACTGTAATGGAACCACAGCATCCGTTGGAATGTGATAAGCAGCAGGAAAGGCACGAATACCTTTTTTATTGAATTTGATTATGCTTATCAATTCCAACGATTCCAATGCCGCAAATAATAGTAACGGCAAAAGAACGGCTCAACCCTCCGAAATGGGTAAGTACTCCACTCCAGAACTGCAAGCCGCATTCAATACCGGCCGAGAGATAGGTAGAACCGAAGGTATGCTATCCTATCAAAGGCATCTCATGAACCAACTCTTCAATGAAAATCAGAAATTGAATGAAAAACTTAGAGAACAGAAAGGAGGCCAACAATGAAAGCCTCCACTCCTACCCAACAGCAAAATCTACAATTTTCAGAATTGGTACAAGTTCGAGAAGGGCAACCGGTGACAACTTCACTCATGGTTGCAGAGTATTTTGGTAAACATCATAAAGATGTTCTTCGGGCAATTAACTTACTAGATTGCAGTGATATTTTCAGAGAGCGCAATTTTGCGCCCTCTGAGTATTCTCGTAAAAATGGGAACGTTACAGCAAATTACCCATGTACTACATCACCCGCGACGGCTTCACCTTCCTCGTTATGGGTTTCACTGGTAAAGTAGCAGCCAAGTTCAAGGAGTACTATATCAATGCGTTCAATGCTATGGAGGAAACATTGCGAAAAAATGAAACAAACTCAGTTGTAGAATTGAAACGTCAGTTTACATATATCAGTGACCAGCTTATCTCATATATGAGCAAGCTTGAGAAAAAGATGCAGGATGAACAATCACAAAAGAATCCGGTCAACGAACTTTTCAATAATACTCATAATCCGAACCATTATCCGAAAGAGTATTTCCTGGCCATATTGGACTGTTTTTCTTCTTTCCTTAAAGAAGAATTCGACAAAGGGCAATGGAGAGGTGGAACTTCAGGAAGACTGGTATCAAGGATCGAAGCTACAAGAACATTATATTTGGAATAAAATATCCACACAAAAACTTCCACATTTGGGAATTATATTATATCTTTGCATCAAAGAGAAACAAACAACAGAAATATGAAAATCATTGATTCAGAAAAGCTAGAAAAGTTCATCCGCAAGCATGCTGATGCAGACAAGGCAATCCAGAAATGGATACAAATATGTGAGGCTGCTGATTGGAAAAGTCACTCTGACTTGAAAAATGATTTTCTTTCTGCCGATTATGTAGGTAACAGCCGATATGTATTTAACATCAAAGGTAATAATTATCGGATTGTAGCTGTTGTTACGTTTTTCGCAGGCCGCATGGTTATCCGCTTTATCGGAACTCATCCGGAATATGATAAAATTGATGTAAAAACTATTTAATAAGGAGGGCGTATGATTATCAAAAACGATGCTCAGTATAGAGAACATAAAGAAGCGATGGAGGTGATTATCACGAAAGGGACTAAGCTTGGCGATATGGAACTTTTATCACAGTCGGACAAAGACGAATTTATCCGTCTCACCGATGCGATCCATGAATGGGAGGCCGCTTATCATCCACTGCCCGGTAAAGTCTCCTCACTGATAACAGACGAGATAAAAAAGCAGATGGTAGATAAAAAGATCAAACAAAAAGAAGCCGCAAAAATGCTCGGTATATCAGAGTCCAGGGTAAGCGAATTATTGAACGGTAAACGTGCGCTTAACCTGAACATCGCAAAACGCTTACGTGATTGTTTCGGAATCCCAGCAGATTTCATCCTAGACAATATCTAATACAAAAGCCCGGCCAACTTCACAGTCTGCCGGGCTTTTTTGCCAAAATTCATCACTATGACAAAACATATCACTACTCTATCCTAATATATACTAAATTGATTTCATTTTCCGGACCCTTTTCTTCTGACCGGTATCAAAGTCTGTTACTTCAACCCATTCTCCGGAATCATCATCTTCACTCTCATCGTCTTTGTATAAAGTTTTATTTCGTTCATTGACTATGTATCCATGTTCGCGAAGCATTGCCAAGATAAGAACCATACTACTATCGAGTGTTTGATCATGTGTATAGCCAAATGCCTCATTGCAGGAAACTAGGAGCATGAAGCTACTTTGCGGCTCCGGTTCTTCCAGGTCTCGTTGTTCTTTTGAAGGGCTATTAACTCCTCTTCGTCTAGCGGGCTTACAGCTTCCAGCGCTGTGATAGTACGAGAAAAAGGGTTGCAACCGATCCGGAACAGGATCGCATTGAGAAGGATATAGATGTCCTCCCAAGTACAATTATCCTTTAAAACCTCCCGGAACCAAGCCGGCATATTTCCTTTTTTGTTGTGAATGCCGAGACAGACGATCTCAAAGATTATCTCATCGTACTTTGCCATCAAGTCGGCGATCTCATTGTTAAAGCCTGTATCCTTATTGGCCGTCAGTATTTCCCGATCTTGCTTATCAATATGCAGTAAAAGCGGTTTTATCCGGAACCAGGTACGAACCGTAAGCGGAGTAATAACTATGCTATCCCCTAGCTTTTTCCCTTCCGGTAGCAGATCTAACCGGGTGAACTCAAAGGGAATCTTAACCGGCTGATCCGTTACCACATTACTTTCAATCTGAAGTACTTGTTTTACACTCATGTTTTCCTTTAAAATATAAAAGCCCGAGGTTATCCCCGAGCTTTTCTTGATTTACGTTTGACTACTGCTTTAGCCATTCAGCTCTCTGATGGAGGAACCGGAGCCGTAACTGGTTTTACTTCACGGCAGTAAGGCGCAGATCGAACACCAGCAGCAGAAACAGGGGTCATAATGGTAGCTTTCACCAGCAGTAAATCAGTCTCTTCTTTTCCTGGAGCCTGACTCAAACGACCAGCAATAGAAGCCTTGACGAATACATACTCTGTATACTTACCATTATACGGAGAACTCTGTAATTTAATCGTCTTTATAATTGTAGGTGTTGAAACAGGTGCTTCCCATTTATCTCCAGTTACCGTTCCCCCACAATGAGCCTTAAGCTCTTCTGCAGTAGGAGAAGGAATGGTATATTCGATACTTGAAGGATCCCCCTTCTTTGACACGACCGCCCACGGGTCTTCTCTCCCCATAGCCGTAAAGCTAATTTCTTTAGGTTCTGAGAAGTTGAAAGTCACAGTATCAATTTCGGGATACTGAGTATACTCTGTTCCTGCTACACCATCACCTGGTTCTGCAACTCCTAGATAGTCAATATCTAATGCTAAACTTCTTTCCATATTATTAATCAATTTCCGTAATTACTTCAAATCTTATATTCGTACAATCGAAGCCTTCTTTTGCTTCGCCAAGAGATTCAGACCAGACGATCCGGGATTTCCAATACATGCCGAAAGGATGTTTGATGTTTCGTAGCGCAGACTTTATGTTTCGTACCGTTCCTTTCATTAGTTGTCGATCAGGCATGCCATTCGATTGATTCTTCACAAATACGTTGATATTGACCGTGCCTTTATTTACGACCTCTGTTTCATTCAGCGGAAGCATCCGAACTGTGATATGATTCTTTGTCTCACCATCAGCAGATCGATCCTTATACAGGATAAAGCCGGTACTGGCCGGTTCAACCGCATCAAAAACAATATCAACTATATCAAACTGATCCGCCATATCAATATCCTTTTTCCGCTAATTTATCAAACAGGGTTTTACTTTGTTTTCTGATCCAGTCTTCCGCATGATCGGCAGCCGAAGAGATCACGTCCTTATTTTCCATCGCTTCAACGATAACAGCATATTTCATACCTGCAACACCGATCAGGACAAAGCCTTTGTTATAAAGCGTGGCCAATTCGCCTGTTAGGCGCTTAGCTCTCTGTTTACCGGTTACTTTGTCTGTCCCTTTATCTGACAATTCGAAGTTTTCAGATAAAACTTTACCATTCGCTACAATCACATAGCCTACGGAAGAGCGAAGATTACCTGTATGATCATTATACTTACCCTTTTCGCGGGCAATCTTGACAAACTCCTCACCGGCTCGTTGCATCAATATATACATCTTCTCTTCTGCCCGATCAATATGATAATTGAACCAACGTTCGACTTCTTTATCAGACCATAGAGGTGTTAATCCGCCTTTCTTTGCCATAGCTACACGTAGATTACAGAATGAGACTGGAACGGTTCCCAACAGATGATGTCGACATCTAACCCGATACTATCGATCCGGATATGATTTGCATTCGGTACCGGGCGCTCCTTTGTCGAAAACTCACCATGCACAGGACGTTCTTCTCCGTCGATATTCTTCTTGACGCCACCACCGCTATCTCTCGAAGGGTAATACTGTCCTTTAAGCTCTATTTCCATAGGCTCGCCAGCCATCCATTCCCCTTTTACTAGGGAACCGGTAGGAATCGTTACAATCGCTATATGTGAATATCGCTTCATGATGTATACTTCGCTCTTCCGGTTAAACGAATCGGCCTTTTCTTCGGCTGCAATTCTTCGGCTTTCTCCGGCTCCCCATTCTGCCGGTACAACCTGGCTGCCGTCTTTAGAAAGTCAACGCTGCTCCAGGTAACAGACAGTTTGTTTTCGGTAAAGTCTGGATTATTGCCAATCATAGCATACATGTCTGCAGCGGCTAAATTAACAGATTTCATATCTTTAGAAGGTGTGTACTCCACCGCCCCATCCAAGGAGCGGTTAGGAAGTACAACCTTTTCAAGATATTCCTCGCATTCATCCAATGCAGGAAAAGCTAATATGGTATCCCGGACAGTTGCCATCTTAAATAAATTTGCTTGTGCTGTTTGTGTTCAAGATGTAGAACGTACCAGGGTTATCAATTACCGTAAAACAGTGGGCTTCACCTTTTGTCTTTTCACAGACCGGATCAACATCTGACCATTTTGTAACAAGCACATGACCTTTCTTGGCCTGAATTGCGTATTTCTTTACAGATTCTGCATCTTCCTCGGCAATTGGACCGTGCTGCATACGGCCGAACTTCTTGTCAATAGCAAATGTGATGTAACCGGGTTTCCAACCTTCCAATTCTGTGCGAACATGATCCTCGTCCTCAAATGACAGGTCGGAATCTTCAATCAGGATAATAGTCGGTAACCTTTTCTTTGTAAGCAGCTTGTTCAAGTCTTCCAGGAATAGATCGCCTTCATAGGTTCCGTGAGTGCTGGTCAACAAATAGCCGTAAGCCTCCTTCACTTTCTTTGTTTCAGCAATCGCGTCGAATGTGGCTTCGTCCATGAACATATATTTCACCTTACCTGTCTTTTTTGATGCAGCCTTAACCCTTTTGGCTTCAGCGAAAATATCAAAGTCTTCATTCGTCAACAATTTGCTTACGCACAATTTATTTTCTTTTGGAATACCCAGGTCTACATCCGTCTCGGTTACAATACCGTTGTTGTTCTCCGCATTCAACGAAATACGTCCAGTAGAGGCTGCCTGCAAAGCTAGATGTTCACATCGGCCATCGATGGCATCCACAACAAAATCAACATCACCAAACACAAGATGAAGGATCTTCTGCTTCTCTGCATCCCCTTGAACTCCCTTGCTCAGACGTTTGTAGGTCAGAAAATCTTTTTCACGCATAGTGCGTTTAACAGCCATCTTCGCAATTTCTCCACTAGCCTTTCCAATCACCTTACGACCTTTTTCCGGAGCAGCAGAATCATAAGAGATAACATCTGCTACAATCGTGTTCCCTGATTCAGCAGCCAAGGCTTCCCATGTAAGCTCATCGCTGTAATCCAACGGAAACAAGGTCGGCCAATAACGAGGAACACCTTCTTTTTTCTTCAGATAAGCCTTCAGGCGCTTATCCGTAAGTTCTTTCAATAAACTTCTTTCCATATACTTTTCGTATTAAATATTAATCTTCAAATCGCATCATCGGCAACGCATCACGGAATACCTTCGGTGCACCGTAAGCCATATTTGCCACATTATAAGAACCACGGAGCGAAATGCCTGTTTCAGCATGGCTCTTAGTCAGATCGATCTCATTTTTAGCTACCCCGTAAGGAGCATACAGCAATTCACTTTTACCACCGGCAGCATCTTCCGCTTTTACCTGGTGCAGTGTCTTTCCTTCCGATAAGGCTTTACCTAAAGATGTTCCAACAGTGATCACATCGTACTGAGGATTACTTCTGTCAATCGCAGTAATTGCATAAGCCTTTACCCCTACGACATCGCCACTGGTTACAAATTGACCAACCTTAAATTGAGAATTCTTTTTCACTTGGTAAGATGTAGCATCGGCTGCGGCATTGGCAAACAGAACAGCTGCAACTAACAAATGATACAGACCTTTCGTGTCCCGACCAACAAAGAATCCCGGAGCAACGCTGTCTGAAACCGATTTATCCAAATCAGCCATTGCGATTGAACCACCACCGGCTTTATCTTCCAGCTCCCTTATGATAAAGGGCATGTACTGATACTCTTTCTTCGTGCTGTAATTATTCATACTTAAAAATATTAAAGATTTATAATTCTCTACCCTTGAACGCCGGAGCATCTTCATTGCCGGAACTCAAAAAGCTATCAAATTCACTGTCAGATACACCACCAGCGGCTGGAATATAGTTACCTTCAGCTACAGCTTTAGTGATGAATTTCTTCGCCATATCGCCATACGATTTAACCTGCGCTTCCACTTCTGCATCTAAATTCTCTGCATCGAGATTCACACGACCGATATAGTCATCAATAAAATCATCATCAATCTTCCCCTTCATCTTTGCCCTTACCAGCTCCGTTTTTTGATTTTTCTGCTGACTGATCGCTAACCCTTTGACTAGATCGGTCAAATCTCCAATCTGTTTTTGCTGAGTGCTAAAATATGCCTGCAATTCAGGGGAAAGCTTAGACAGATCAGGAATAGCGGGGTTAGGAGGTGTAGGATTCTGGATAGGTTTACCGTCCTTCAAACCATGATTTTTCTCATATTCAACAATTGCCGCAGCCTTAGCATCCGCTTGCGCTGCTTGCTCTGCTTCCGAAATGGCAGGCAGAATATTTTCCTTGAATAATGCCACACATCCTTCGATACTTTCCTCTTTCTCGATCTTGAATGTTTTCTGAATACGCTCCGCAAATTTTTCTGGAACACCAGCTGCTACACATGCAGCAATGATTAATTGTAAAATTGTCATACCATTAATGTTTTCTGTTTAAAATATAAGTGTGGAAACATTTTTTTCTTTTATTTCCGCATAATCAAAAAAAACTATTTATATTTGTAGTAATAAAAGGGATTTAAAGAAGACTGTATTGGATTGCACATCCTTTGTCAAGTTCTTTACTTCCCTTTTATCTTTTCCACTATCGAATAGAACATGGATCTTCCATCTCTCATTTCCCTGATAACAGCATAAGATTTGCCACCAGCTATGTCAATCTCTATATAATGGTAACCCACAACCATAGCATTGTCTTTTTCATCCGGAGCGAACTTTACATACTGCCCGTCGCTAATTAGCTTGTCAATACGCCTCAAGGCTTCATTCTTCGCCGTTTGATCCTTATGAGGTTGATTAAGCGCCTCCTTTATTCCGGTCATAGTGAACTCTATAGGGCCGCTCAAGTTGCTCGCGAAAGATGATTTGCCTACCAGATTACTTTTCGCCCATTCTTTTATCTCAGTACGCTGCTTTTTAACCTGCTCTTTTGATGCCTGAGTCAATCCACTGCTCACTGGTATTGGTTTATCCTCAAAGTATTTTCTATTGTTTTTGACAGTATAAGAATTTTTTACAGCCTCATAATTATTATTGATAAAATTCTTTGCGCCTGCCGGTATATGAGTGATAGCCTTACCCTGTGGAATGGTATCGTCTAATAAATAATCTGCAAAGTCATCGTGGTCCATCAGGATGGGGACACAGAAACAAATACAAAAAGGATGATTTCCAACAAATACATAATCCTTCGGATATTTTCCAACCATCGCATCACAAATCTTACACGGACCGTGATTATTTGCAGATCGCTTAACCTCTATGCCAAGAACAAAGTCCATTTTCTGCCACCGGTCATGGTCTGCCTTACGATAATTCATATTTGTATTGGTAGCCGACAAACGAAGAGCATTCATGTAACTACTTCGATACACACCTTGTCCAGGATGATAATCTTTCATGGGTGTAGATAGTTGCAGCTTGCCATTCTTATCGCGCACACGCCGAAAGCGTTTTTCCGGATTCTTTAGAAGCTGCCTTACATCACTACTGATCTCTCCAGCTGCCCTGCCAACAGATAAACCACTTCCAAGAAACAACTCTATCTGATCCTTTGTAATATCTACTATATTCCATACTCGATCCGAAAGGGTGATTCCATTGTCTACGCGGTTCTGGAAAGCCTTCAATGCTTCCCTGTTTCGGTAAAACATGCCATCTTTTACAACAGAGCTGATCGACATTCCTTTGATATAACGCTCTACAAGATCGTCATTCTTCACCTGTCCCCGCTGCCAGGCGTCAACACCAAAAGACTGAATATTATCAAGAAGACTTTTCTGCAGATTCAATAAAGAGCGATCAATACCTTTTTCAACTGAAGAATTACGCACCCACACATTCAGCTTGCCAGTTTCAGTCCACTTTCGTAGATACCCAGATATCTCACGAGAGAACTGATTGAATATATTTCCTATCGCTCCCTGCTGGATCAGTATTTTTTGGATATGTTGTCGCTCATAAAATGATAGCTCAGGCATGATAGTTTACATAAAAGTGCTACCCAGCGGATTATTATTCGATGCCTCTTCTCTATCTTCTGCTTGCATCTGTTGTATCTCTTCGTCTACATCCTTGGTGAAACGAGAACGTGCAGTGACCGTCTTACGGCTATTGATCGGTTTGTTTCCATTAGCAATAGATAAGACTTCCATCTCTTCGCGCAAATCATCCGGGAGAACAGAACCAAAAGTAATCTCGACATCATTGTCCTCAAAATGACGTACCATAGTCGGATCGCATATCTTTGTAATACCTGCGATGATAATATGAGCTGCACGCTGAACTGCAGGTTCGAATATTTCCATCTTTTCCATAGCCTTGATAAAGGCATCCATAAACATAAACTTCATGCCTATGCCGGTAATGTTGCCTACATCCTTTAGATTTTCGAAGGATAAGTTAGGAGTGGATGTTCCGGAGAATACTTCATTTATATTTGTTTCTAATTCCAGTTTTACAGATTCAACGGACTGCTGCCATACCAAATAGTCTGCATCACCATGATACTCTTTGCCGGAGTCTTGATCAACCTTAACTTCAAACTCGATCTGTTTACCAACCGTATTTTTGCTTGGAAGCATTGTGGCTCCATAGCTTTTCAATATAGGTTCAGAGAAATAATCATTCGTGTCAAACAAACGGGAAATACGCAGTTCAATAGCATCCATTGCAGAAACAATATCTTCCCATTCCGGCAGATCTTGCTCTGCATACACAATGGATATTTTGCCAAATAGGTTCGGTTCTGTGGTTGTAACCCATGTCCCATCCATATCAATAGAAGTTATATTCTGATCGGCTGTCTGGATCCACACGTAGTCGTGCTCTTTGCTATCTTCCGGATTGATCGCTTTATATCGACGCGTAAAAGCGTCCATGTCGCCAAAGTCATCAAAATGGGGATAAAATTCTCCGTTCTTTTGACTCAATACACGAACCCGGAGCTCAATAGCTGATTTTCCATCACTCGCTATCACAGCTTTCGGATAGAACAGTAATGCAGACTTGGTTTCAATCATTACCGTCCGGGCAAACTCTTTGAAGATGGCTTTCATCTTCAATTTTTTCTCAACGACTGCCCGAAAATACTCAGTTCCATCATTATCTTCAGTAAATGAGATATTCAT